GTGCTCTTCCGATCTCGAATGCTCGAAAGGTAGTAATGGATTACAACGCTATTCCTAAAGAAGATAGGGAAATAGCACATTCAGTTTTCAGCGAATTAGCGGAGCAGAACTATAGAACGCAATTAGAGAACGCCTACGAAGTAACAACATTACTGAGCGGCAAACAATTGCGGTTGTTGAGTCAATGGCTCGGAGGCCTTCCAGTCAAACTGTCCGAACGTGTGACTCACCGTTCTCACCCGCTGCCAGCTGCGTGCCACGAAATAGCAGCAAGTGTTGTCCGCAAATCAGTGGGCACAAACTTCCTGGAAGTAGGCACGGAGTTCGAGCAACTGCATAATCATGATGTCCACCTCATAACAGCTAGAGATGAAGGAAGGGCAATCAAAAAGACACCTATAGCAACAGATATCCTTATGTCGGGGACACACTGTCATGCCGGAGTTAACAAGTGCCTTAAACAGGCGCGGACACTGGTCGCTATAGGAGTGCATGATATTTCGCCCCTTGATTGGGTAAAAGCGATGCACAGACATGGAGCAGTTGAAGGAGTAGTGGCGATGATACTCCCTCCCGAACTTGATTTTGACACGCCACCAACCAACGACCCGAAGGCAGATCCCGGTTACAGGATGCAGTTCCACAAGGACTATGCAATCATGTTCTTCCCGGATGATTCGTCGAATGGATACCGACATAACAGAGAAACATGGAGGAAGTGGAGGACCACAACCATCGTTGCAGGCAAGGACCATAACTACATCTTTGAAGAAACTACAAAGGTGGGAATTGTCAGCATAATCAGAGTCTACCGTTCTTTCACTGGAGACACAGTCGTGAAGCCACTATGGAACCCGTACGCAGACCACTATCGTATTCCCTACTATACCACCATATTCGACAGATTGGTGCAGATCAGAGATATGTCAGCCACAGTCAGCGGTGCACGAGCGGCAGTACACGAACTCCTACTTTCAGCCAAACACTTCTTCATACCAAGATCCGTTTACCACAGAGCCATGGCTTTTGCAGACGCTAGGACTGATACCATGTTCAACCGTCAGTTCGTCTACACCTTCGTCAATTCCATATCCAGCCAAGTGAAGGTGAACGACACGATCATCACTAGTGAACTTGGGTTGACTCATGAGCAAAAGCAGGAGCTCGTCATCAATATCATACTCAACTCTGCCGCTCAAAGGTACAAACAGACCAAATTGATAGGGATGGCAATGAACATGATGGGAACCCAGGATGCACCAAATGGCTTCAAGAACTGGCTCTTCGAATTCTTCCCCTTCGTCTATCGCCTATTCTGGAAAGAAGAAAATTACCTTGAAAATGGTCGCAAGATGCAGGTTTTGATGGAAGCTTTCTCACCTATCAGCACAGAGACCGTTCTTTCCATCAATGAAGCACCAGATCACCCGTTGCCAAACATTCCGGTATTTTGCGAGTACGATTACCATCCTGGTGACAGGGGAAAGTGCCTTGAGAAATGCATTGCACTCACCACAAGTGAATACAGATTGGACTACAAGGGACTGACAAAACAACAAGCTGTCAGTCAGATTCAAAAAGAATTTGGTGGCCTCCCGGACGGACTCACTATAACCGATGATCATGCCTACCTACAATGCTCCGCCCACACGCATTGCGAGCACGGTAGACCCTACAAACTCACTGCACCCATAATGCCAGGTGGCCCAATATTCTCTGAAGAGGATGAAACAAGGCTCGAGCATGCGGCGAGATACATCAAATCCCAGCAGACCACTTGTAACAACAATGCTGTGAAAACACGTGCTGTCCTGCATGCTTTTAGAGATCTGGACTCCTTTGTTGAGCAGGAACACAGATACTACAACGCCTGCGCCGCTCCTCTCAATGATCACTTGGCCTGGAACCATAAGATCGTTACTCACAACCTAGTCCCTTCGCTTGAAGAATACAGAGAAGCAGTCTATAGAACCACAGGCACCATCCACTGGGCGGTCAACGTTGCTTGCCAAGTCTGTGTATCTGAGAATATACCTAAGGATAACGTGGTGATCGCTGATCTGGGCATGGAAGCAGAAAGTAAAGACCTTATTGCCACCCAGACTAGAGTGCTGGAGAACCTTAGAGAGCACCCCCGAGTGGCAATCAAGATCCAAAGGTTCTATGATCACTTTATGGTTTCACATGGTGGCACACAACAACTGATGAAGGAATTGAGTGCGTACGAGCGATATGACGTGCCTGGGCAAGCTGCCGGAGAAGCCTGGTTTTTCAAAGGAGCATCACAGCCGCCTCCGTACCAAACCAGCAAAGTCTACCAGGACACGAGAGGAACATCCAAAGTCGAAGATCAGTCAGCCGCAATAATTACAAGCTATTGGGCACCACGCAGCGACAATTGCCATCCGCACGATGAATGTCATAAAGATGTCGAGATGATGGATAACGGTTCCATTTGCACATACCACTTTGACAAAAGCCTGGTTGGATTCTATGGCCTCGTCGTGGGGGAAACCAGCCCTGATTGTTCGATCTACAACCGTGGAGCAATCGTCCCTAATCTTACCCCAAGCCGAGAGTTGTGCAATGAAGATGCGTCTGGGGGAGAGTGCCCGACTGTTCACGAGGGTGATCAAAGTAGTATCAACCCCCAGCAGCTGCCATCACCTTATGCACCCGAGACTCCAACTGCACCACCAATGCCACCACAACAGGACCATGAAGCACAGCAGGAACCTAAGAGCGATGGAGAGCTTCAATCGAATACCGCTCTTGTTCCTAGCGCACCACCATTGCCTCAAGACCAAACTGAGAGCGCTGAGGGTGCAGGGGCAGCAGCACAACCAAATGCTCTTGACGAGGTTTCGGCTTCAGGGATAGCTAAACCCATCCCAGATCTAAAGTGGCGTGCCATCAACCAATGGTATTTCCTTGATGATGAAACCTATGAGGAGTATCCACCTGAAATCAATGACAAGATCGATCAGCAATATGCCCGGGGAAAGAAAGTTCTAAAGTGGAGCGAAAAAGTCGATGGAGAGAAAGCCACTTTTTTGATTGATCCTGCACTAAAAGTTGAAGTAGAGCTAGCCACAGGGAAAACCACCCCAGTCGCTCATGTTCCGCTAGGTTCATCTGCCCCGAGATATACCAAAGCGGATAATGAGAGCCAAAGCGTCGCTCCCGAGAGCACGGCAACCGAAGAAACTTGCAAAGATCCTCCTGAGACAACTGTAGCACCCATAACAGAAACGGAAGAACCCAACACTTGGGCGCAGGAAATGGCCGACTACAGTCAAGGGATAGCACAAACATTGCCGCAATCTCAGGGCACCAGTGAACCCATCTCAATCATAACAGAAGATTTTGGGGATTATGATATTGACAATCCGCAACTGATAGCTTCCCTTTGCCATGATTCAAAATACGGATGTGCAGGTCAGGTTCAAAGAACACCTCTTGAGCACGTAGCCAGGCTTATGGGAGCTGATGACAAACTCACAAAGAAAGAGATTTTTGGTTTTCTAGAAGAGCAAGATTCCAAAGAAGTCAGGAAAGCCTGTGATTTTGTAGTAAGAATGAAATACACCACACACAGTGAGTTCAGACAAGTCATCAACCACAATGAGTTCACAGCAGCTGACAAGAAGCCTATCCATAAAATCTGGGCCGCGGCAGTCATTGAGCTTCGCTCCATCTTAAAAGCCGGAATCAAAACCAAGACTGATGAGTGTTGGGCAGGGACTATCTATGGGACTATTCAGGGCCACTATTGGGGAGTCCTAGATGATTACGAGACCATTGATTTTGCAGATGTCACATGGCAAATTAGTGATTCCCTTGCCAAGAAGCTTCACAACCAATTTATCTGCTCAATCAGGACTCAAGATAAGAACTACAAGGAAGTGCATGATGTCGCCATAGACCATCTCAACACCCACAAGACTAAAGGCATAGTCAGAACTTTCAAGATGTTCAATGGTGTAGCAGGTTCGGGCAAGACAGCGAGCGTGAAGAAGCTCCTGAACATGAAAGAAGTTGTCACTGTGGTTCCCTACAGTGCACTCAAGAAGGGCTACGAAAAAGATGGTTGTAGCGCTTTCACCATAGCCAAATACCTCAACTCGGAACCAGCCGAAACCATACTACTTGATGAGGTCTACGCAATGCACCCTGGTTTTGTGAATTATGTCATGCTCACGTCCAAAACCGTTTATTGCATTGGCGGTGCCGAACAGCTCTATTACAATGAAGGTGACAATTATCAATCCAAGGCACCGAATATAGTTCCTTATCTTACTGGCGATATACCTACAAAGAAGATTTCTTACTCAGTGCCCATTGACATTACACGTTGGGCTAATGTCTCGCACGGATATGACTTCAAAACCTACAACACTAAGATCGAGAGCGTAGTGGTGAAACGAGGAACCCACCCTGTAGGGAACAAAGGTGACTTCAATATGGCTTATTCTACCTCCCTCGCTGTTAGAAAGAATGGAAAGACTGCCGCTTCCGTGCAGGGTTGTCGCACCCTAGTCACACACCTCTTTTATGAAAGTGCAGTCACCACATTATCCAAAGTTCATGGCATGGACTACGTGGCACTAACCAGGCACAGCGATACCATATACATTTACCTTGGCAACATGACTGATGCACGCTTTCATGGCAAGAACATCATCATTCCCCCTAGTGTGCAAGAGCAGAGTACACCGACAAGAGTGGTTGCCGGAAAACCCAAGACAAACGTTATCGTTGGCGGTAGAAATGGTGTTCTCACGCAAGTTGGGCCTTATGAGTTAGCAGGAGCACACATTACAATAGGTGAAACATTTTCAGTTCGAGCAGACGTCACCAGCGGCAACAAGATGGAAAAGGTGGAAAATGTGCAAGCCACAGTCAGGCATCATGAGGTAAGGGTCACTGCTGATTACATGGCCATGCATGCAGCTCACACCGGTTACGAACCTGTCGGCGTGATATTACCATATGATGAAATAGAGGTTGAACCTGAATTCCATGATAGTCTTCTTTGTGTCGCTGAATATCAGGAAACTTCTTTTGCAAGGGCGGAGGAAATACTGCAGACTATTGCGCCTACGCAGGCACTGCCCTACACAGAGAATCGCCTAAACAATATCCATGACCTAGGAGCTATGCGTACTCAATCCCTGCTTACCTTTTCCCTTGACAACAAACCTATCAATTCTGGCGAAGTTAGAAACACCTTCACAACCCCTGGTAGATGTAGATATCGGCATGATCAGACCGGACACTTTGGAAGAACGTTGCACTGCCTGGTCAATCGATATGGAGGCCAAAGCACGACGAGAGACAGGAAAGTTGCTGCAGAACAAGCTGACTTGCTCTTCGAAGGTTTCATGAAATTTATTGACCCTAGTAAAATTCAGAAAATAACCGACACCGACATAGAACTAGGTGTTGCATCTCAGGTAACAAGAATACACGCCAAACAGCAAGATCAATCTGATGCGGGAACATTCTTTGAAGGCAGCTCTGTTGTTAAATTTTTCCTGAAAGGGCAACAAAAGGTGGATCTGAATGAGGACGGTTGGCTACGCGAGGATGATTACGGCAACCTAAAAGCAGGCCAGGGTGTTTCGGCACTTCCGAAGCATTTCAATCATCTGCAGGCAGCTTATGTCAGGGCTCTTGAGCAGAAAGTAGAGAAAGCATTTGCAAGTGGTTACCACCTAGCTTATGGCAAAACCAAGAGAGAGATGCATCACACCATCAAGCAGAGCGAGAATGAGAGGGCACACTACTACAACTTTGATCTTTCCCAGCAAGACTGCTGTAAAGGATTGTGGACAGACCTCTTCTTTGCAAGAGTGTGCGAAACCTTTGGAGTGCCAAAAGAAATATATGAGATTGAGATAGCAGCGCACACCAACTGGCACATATCAGCGATAGGACTCGATGCTCAACTAGATGTTAAAGACAAATACCAGTCCGGGAGCCCTTGGACTCTATGCTCCAACACACTGATGGAAATAGGAGTTGTAGGAATGTCGTGTGAGTTCACCAATCCAACAGGTGGCTGGTTTCAAGGGGATGATGCTACGGTCATAGCTGAAGATTGCACTGCAACAGCAAATTTCTTCCCCAAACTGAAGTTTGAGAAGGCAGACATCGGGAACTTCTGCGGCATGTTAATCAATGATGGCCTTGCCTTGGATCTGCCACGCTGCACAGCCAAGATCCTCAACCGGTCTTTCGATAAACAAACAGACCTCGATCAGTACATGGTTGCAGTTGCAGACTGGATGCGTATTTACACAAATAGTGACGAAATGATGCGCGGGATCTATCTCAATGCTATCTACTATGATAAGACCTACAGTGAGATGGCTGAGCTCAATGGAATGTTGATCGCCTTTGCTCATGGTAAGATTGTCGACAACCTTAGCAGGAAAAATCCCAACCTCATGCTCACCTGCATCGTTTCTAAGGATCTCTATTAAACACAACACTCCCATAAATATAATTCTTTGTAATTTAAAATAATGTATTCTTTAATACTCCTTTTCCTGGCTGGAGCTTCTGCCCAGACCTCCGTCGAACTTATAGGATGGCAATTCGAAGAGTTAATAAAAGCATCATCATCATCAAATACACCAAAAGTAGTCCCTTTTGATTGTAACAATTTTCCAAATAATGCTCCATATTGGTCTTGCAGTGACACCTATCGCACGGTCACCTTAAATCTTCTCATACCTAAAGGCGCCTATTTACCTTCCTTTGTGCCAGGGCCTACCCCTAGCACAGATGATATGGGGTACTGCGTCGGCACTTCAACCATAGGGCCTTTTCCAATGAATAATATGTTAGCTGTCATGAAACAACTTGCAACAATAATTATCCATTATAAGTCTCATTTTATAGTAGAACTCCAAACTCCTGACAATTACGACTTCTACAATGGGTCACCCCTTGTGGTGGCACATTATACTGGCAAACCACTAGATGTCACAGTTAGTCTTAAGGAAGTTGATAACATGCTTTACGCCCTTAGTCAGCTCGCATTCAAACAAACTCAGTTTCATGTCGATGAACATGTTACGGCTATAGACCTCACCGGTTTGGCCTTGGCCACGGGTTCAAAGGCATACTCTAGTGGGACCTCCGTTCCTTCAATCATAAAGTTCTTTAATTACACTTATGTTTCCCCTTTTGATAAGAACATTACCATCATCTCCCCAGATTATTATTATACTGTTTTCTTTTATGATCCATCAGCACAAAATTCAATTTCTGCTATTACATATACTAACCCTGGTCTCCAGTTAGTCACTGAGTTAGTGGAAGAGACAGAAATTTCTAAGAATATTCAATTTAGACCTGGGATTACGGTTGCTCATAGACAATTAATGAAAAATGTTCCGATAGCGAATTATGGAAAGCGGTTAACTCCCATTATATCATTCTTCCATTCAGAAAATTATCTTTTGTCTTCCTGGCTCCGTTTCCAAAACTATTACACTTATAAAGGACTAAATATAACTTCTGATCAATTGAGTCAATCCATTCCCGACTCTATGCGTAATCTAGTTTATGTGCAGTGCAATGAAAGACCTGATATGTGCAGTTGTAAAGGCAACTATTCTTCCCAGGCAATGGCTATAGGTGCACTCGGTTATGACTCTATATACACCAAAAGAATGAACACTGTTATATACCCTGGAGAAAAGTTTCACGTCCATTCCCCAATAATGTCTCATGTTGGTTCTGTTCCAAAACAAGGCAGATATCAATTTATGGATACAACACTGCCAAACCTACCTGATTTTAAAGCTGTCAATATACCATCATGGTTACCTGAATCTTTAGGAGAAGAAATAAATGGTGTTTTGGATGCAGTTCAAAATATATATGAACATATTCAAACTTTCTGGGAAATATTACAACACATAGAAGAGATTATTACAGCCATCCAGGATATTACTTCGCTAAAACCCACTGGTGGTGCTCCACCAGAAGCAGTACCTGTATAAATATATCTTAAAGTAATTAACGTCAAATATGTCTATGAATATTGATGTAGCGCAAACACACAATGCACCAGCCGGTGTTGAGAATTTCAACATCGGAGGGGCAATCAAACCTGACTCAACCTCTATGGTTGGCAACAAGATAGAACAAGATACACCTGCACCTTCCTCTGTTATTACCGGAGGAACCGGCGGAGAAGTCCGGTATTATAATCGATTTGACTTAGGTAACGTACAATTGCAGGAGAGTACTGTTGCCGGCAGGGTCCTCCAGAAATATGAACTTGACAGTTCTCTCATACCTGAATCGTACAGTAAACATTGGCAGCAATGGTGCATTGAATCATATAAATTGCAAATAGTTAGCACAGCAGCTTTTGGCAACGCTACTGGTGCTATAATTGTAGGTAGTGTACCCGATCCACAAAATGCCCTTGGCGATGATCCCACCGAAAATCTCCAGGTCGCTATGGCAATGACGCATAGCCGTATCGTTCAAGCTAAGAATTCAACTGAATTGATCATTCATCCTGGCACCCATGAATCGACCAAAACCTGGAAATGGGTGAAGAAAGGGAACTCACCACGTCTCGAAGGCTTTGGCAGGATTTTCGTAATTTGTAAACAACCTTCCGCTACCGGCACAGTTGCTCAATGGACCCTCAGTTGCACTGTGACTTTGGCTTTTCGTGACCATACATTTAATACTCAGTATTCACCAGCTGTTTCTATTCAAGATCCTGATTTAATTGACTTTGGAATTTACCAAAAATTTTCAAAGATTGGCGAATCAACAACTGGCATTGGTTTTAGAATTACACAAGATGTTCCATCAGGTGTTACCATTAGAGCCTATAATCCCACACCCTTTTACGCAGCTATCCTTTACAAACATAATTCCTCTAGTGTTGTAAAACGTAAAACAGTTCCACTTTATGACTTTTATGTCGCACGTAATGACCAAGATGAACCCTTTGCTATAACGTTAGTCTCCGATCTTAATCTTGAAAACTTCTCTATTGACCACGTTGATCTCATCGGAGAGTCCTCATTTTGGATTGTGGATGGGTTCATTCCAACAGCAATCGGAAATATCGTTCCCCTGAAAATGTTGAAATCATATCTTGAAGAACGTTATTTACAGGAATAAATATCATAGAACTTAATTAAACATGACTCACATTTTAGCTTTTCGTGTATCAAATTTTGTTTTCCAAGTTGAATTTGACTACGATGACGCTCCACTTGAGGCTCGCAAACAACTCATATCTCTTGGCAACCCGAAGGGTAGAGGTATCCCTGAGCCCTTACATGTTGTGGAATACAGTCGATTCGAAGGCGGAAAAGTTATTGAAGTTGAGCCTAACTACATTCTTTATCACAAACAACCACTCCATCCTTTCTTCGTATCAAAATTTCGAAACAGACTTAATTTTGTACGAGTCATATCTAACTGTTCTCAACAAAGTCATATACCAGAGTCTTTCTATACCAACTTTATTTCCAACTGGCAAATGCAATAAATAGAATATCTGGCAATTTAATCATGGCTTACACTAACTTTACAGGTCCAGTTACAGAAGAAAAGATCAGGCATCTGATCTTTCCGATCTGTCCTCCCGAAATGTTCTCGTCAGTCCATGATCGATTCAATCAAATCAAAATGCAGTTAGGACACGCACCTTGTAAAATTCAATCATATTGTCTGGGACATACTCCCAAACAAATGTGGGTGGCGGAAACCTACTATAAGGGTTTTGATATACAGGGCCAAGGATCAACCAAAGTTGAAGCTGAGGTTAACGTCAAGTTTCAATTCCTCCGTGCATTCATAGATCAGGATGCATGGATCAAAACAGCACGTGCTGATGCCCTAGGGCATGGCACACTCAATGTCAATAGAACTCTAAACCTCTTTGATAACTATAAATTATCTGTTGAAGTTTACTATGCCACATACATCTACCTTTCCGCAGGTAACTTATACTATATGACAGCCGCCGGATCTTCCGCCGAAATGGCGCTGTTATTCTTACGCAGCCTTCTGTCTGCATAAATGGAGAGAGCCCGACATTATTTATTTGGGCAGCTGTAAGTCTAAGCACTATTGGAA